AGGAACAGGAAGATGATGGGATCGGGAGGTAGGTGCAGATGGTGCAGATAAACAGGAATAGTTCGAGGGTTGAGAGAGTTGGAGATAGGGTTGTAAATATCTGCACTAAGTGCACTTCTGCACCTTTTTTGGTTCACTTGGTGCAGAAGTGCAGCACTTTTGTACTCTTTTTCTATGTATTTTCTCATAAGGGAGTTTACACAAAGTGCTGCACTTGTGCACCTATCTGCACTGGAGGGATCTGAGTGGTCGCCGGCACCCTACAATCTCGCAAGAGCAAGGGCAAGGGGTTTCAGAACTCTCTCCGCGAGGACCTGATCACTCACCTCGGCATTAACCCCGACGACATCCTCTCGACAGCGATGGGGCAGGGGGGCTGCGACCTCTACCTCTCCCCGGCAGCACGGAGCGTGTTCCCGTTCGGGGTCGAGGCCAAGAGGCAGGAGCAGGTCGTGCTCTGGTCCTGGTGGAAACAATGCGAGACCAACGCCTCAAAAGTAGGGCTCGTCCCATTGTTGGTGTTCAAGCGGAACAGGGAGGAGCCGCTCGCGGTGCTCCGGTGGAGCGACCTGCTCGCGGTGCTGCGACAGATGGCAGAGCTCAATGCATGGGGGAGGTTGGTGAGTGACGGCATCCTCACCGCAGCGAAGTATCCGGACGAGTTCCAGATCCTCTCCCTATCAAGCCTTGCCGTGCACTACCGCGACCACCTCTGCAGCGGGGACGATCACCGATGGGAGAACCTCGCCGAGGGGCTGACGGGGGGCCGGGCATGACCAGGATCATCCGTGTCGAACTCTGCGACGAGTGCCCTCATACCGCCGGCTCCCGGAGCTGCCGGGCAAGCCAGTGGTGCGATGAGGGCGGCATCCTCCGCTGTCGAAAGTTCACCGACTTCCCCCTCATCCCAGACTGGTGCCCCCTCGAACAGGACGGTCCCGACTGGCGGCCGCCCGCGACCATCGACCTCAACGGCCCGCCGCGTTACGCTCGGAGCACGACCGACGGCACCTCGGCCTCTAACCTCGACTGGAGGCGGTCGCCGTGACCCCCTCTCGGCGCTGTCATATGTGCGGCGGCCCGGTTCCTGACTCACAAGGACAACTGGATGGGTGCCCTACTATGTGCGGAGACTGTCTGGATCGATATTATGTTGGGGGGCGAGGGACAACCCACGGTGACCTCATCGATAAGATCCTATTCTGGATCTGTATGGGTTGGATCGCGCTCTGCGGAGTCGCGCTGCACGTGGCGATCTGGTTCGGGTTCGTGAGGTGCTGTTTATGACCACTCCGCCCGCCCCTACCTCCGATGATGGCCTCGTCACGGTGAAACTGGACCGGGACATCGTGGCCCACCTCGCCGCGCTCAAAGTGGTCCGGGGGAAGCGGTCATACTCGGCCCTGCTCCGAGAGATACTCCCGGCAAAGTAGTAAAATTACTAAAAACGGTCTACCTTTTCTTCTCTCAAGTCGATACTCTTATAAGTAATTTTTAGAGGTGCACCAGTGGATACTAACACCGAACAGATCATCACTCTTCTCATCGCCATCGTCTCCGCGCTCTATGCGTGGTGGCAGAGGCGACAGGCGGCCGCCGCGACCGCCGAGAAGGAGCAGGCTATCGCGTTCTTCGATCCCGCCTCGCCGGAGGCCATCCCGCCGGCATCCGTGCCGATGCGCTCCTACGTCATGGGCGAGAGCGTCAAGCAGTTCATCCTCCAGGGGCATCCCGCCGCGACCCGTGCGGCGATCGAGGAGCAGATCATCAACGCCGAGGAAGCAGGCAAGATCCGCTACACCATCTCCTACCCCGGCGGCTACTATGTGGTCGAGTGGGGGCAGGTCGCCGGCGGAGGCCGCGACTAATCTTTTTTGGACATGGCGAAAGCCCAACTCGGCCGGAACTCCCCGACCGCGCAGCGCAGGATCGAGGCGAAGGAGCGGGCAAAGAAGGCGCTTGAACTCCGCAAGAAGGGGGTGCGCTACGAGGCGATCGCGCAGACGCTCGGGTACAGCAGCCGGGGCGACGCACACAAAGCCGTGATGAAGGAGCTCAACCTCCTCGCGAAGGAGTGCTTGGAGGAGGCAGCACAGGTCCGGGACCTCGAACTCCAGCGGCTCGACGCTCTGTATCTGAAAGCATGGGAAGCCGTCGAGGGGGGTGACCTGCCCGCGATCGACCGCTGCCTCCGGGTGCAGGAGCGCCGGGCGAAGCTCCTCGGCCTCGACGCGGCGCAGAAGGTCGATGTGAATGGCATCGCGGAACTCCACTTCGATAAGGAAGACGAGGACCTATGAGCGGCATCAAGAAGACCCCCAAGCAGCGCCGCGCGATCGCCCTCATGACGGACCCGGAGATCCGCTCCATCCTCCTCTCCGGCGGCTCCCGCTCTGGCAAGACCTTCATCGCATGCTATGCCGTCGTGGTCCGGGCACTCAAGGCCGCGGGCTCCCGACACGCGATCCTCCGGTTCCACTTCCGCGACGTGAAAAACGCGGTCGGGCGGGACACGATGCCGAAGGTCCTGAAGCTCATCGGCACCCCCTACACGCTCGACAAGACAGACTGGTTCTTTACCCTCCCCAACGGCTCCGAGATATGGCTCGGCGGGCTCGACGACGACGAGCGGGTCGAGAAAATCCTCGGCATGGAGTATTCGACGATCTACTACAACGAGTCGTCCCAGATCTCCTACCACGCATACACCACGGCACAGACCCGCCTCGCGCAGAAGACCTGTCTCGTCAACCGGGCATACGTGGACTGCAACCCGCCGACAAAGAGCCACTGGCTGCACAAACTCTTCCTGGAGCATATCGACCCGGAGACCCGCGTCCCGGTCCCGAACCCTGGCCGCTACGCCGTCCTCGACATGAACCCGATCGACAACCGGGAGAACCTGCCGGACGGCTACATCGAGGATACGCTCGCCTCCCTGCCCGAACGCAAGCGCCGCCGGTTCCTTGACGGCGAGTGGCTCGACGACCCCGAAGGAGCGCTCTGGAAGCGGAGCATGATCGACGACCACCGGCACGTCGGGAAACTCCCGGATCTCAAGCGCATCGTGATCGGGGGTAGACCCTGCCGTCACCGGGAACGCATCGAGTGACGAGACCGGGATCGTCGCCGTCGGCAGGGACGCTCTCGGGCACCTCTACGTGCTCGGTGACTACTCCGTCAGAGGCCTCCCCGCTCGACTGGGCCAAGCGCGTCGCATGGGCGGCAGACAGGCACAAGGCTGACCGGGTGATCGGCGAGGTGAACAACGGCGGCGATCTTGTCGAGGTCAACCTCCGCACCGTCGCCAAGTCCCTTCCGTTCAAGAAGGTCACCGCATCCCGGGGCAAGTACATCCGGGCCGAGCCCATCGCCGCGCTCTATGAGAAGGGTGAGGTGCACCACGTCGGCGCGTTCCCCGACCTCGAAGATCAGATGTGTGAGTGGGTCCCTGACGACGACTCCCCCGATCGTATGGACGCCCTCGTATGGGCGATTACCGAACTCACCGGCGAGACCCCGTCGCTCTCGTTTGGCACCGTCAGCAGGAGATAACCGTGACCACTATCCGCGAAACCCTCATCACCAACCTCGCCCGGCTCCTCGGAGTCGCGGCACCTGTCCGCATCGTCGCAATCCCGCAGGAGGTCCGCGTGCCGCAGCCTGCACCGCCGGTCGACTACGTCGCCACCCTCACCGACGAGCCAGGGCGCGTCTACGTCTGGATCGTCCGGGAGGGCGCGACTGATGACAAGATAACCAAGATTGTCGAGAGCCTCGCCGATGCCCCGCCGATGAAAGCCTTGCACATCGTGACCCGTGACATCGCCGAGATCCGCCGCCTCGCACCGGCAGATATCAAGGCGCACCTGCTCCCGGTCGTCAAGGCAGCCGAGGAGGCCGGATGGCAGTAGTCGCACCCGGGCTCAAGGGCAACGGCATCCGCACCTTTAACGGCATCCCCAAGCAGCCTGCCGGAAAGGATCTCCAGAACATCTGGTACTCTCCCGGCAGAGGCGTCCCGCGCTACGAAGACCTGCTCGCGATCCGGGCGCTCTCCCTCACCCATACCGTCAGTGTCCCGCTCGACACCGTGAAGGGTCAGATCACGACAACTGAGTGGACCGTCGCCCCGACTATCGACAACCCGACGAGCAAGCACGCAGCCGCCTGCGATGAGATCATCGACTTTCTGGACGGCGGGTTCGGGAGTAATCCGGGCACGTTCGATAGCCTGTGCAAGGCGTGGCTCTCCGATATCCTCGCCATCGACGCCGGAGTGCTCGAACTCGTCCCGGGCGANGANGGNTGGCTGCAAGAGATTTACGCCCGCGACGGGGCTACGTTCACCAAGTCGCCGGACGAGTTCGGCCGCCTCCCGCTCCCCGGCGACGACACCCCCGCCTATTATCAGGTCGGAGCGCAGGCCGGGATCACCCAAGATGGGCTCACCAGTCTGCAAGGTCTGCCCCGGCGCGAGCAGTTTGCCTCGCTCGGACTGCAGGCAGGGATGGGCTACCGGGCCATCACCCCGATCCCCTTCTCCCGCGACCAGATCGTCTGGGTCGAAGAGAACCCGCAGACGTGGCGCACCTACGGGTATAGCCGCATCCAGAAGGTCGCCCGGCTCGTCGAGATCCTCATCAACCAGGATGCGAGCAACCTCCACTACTTCCCCGCCAACGAGGTGCCGGAAGGAGCCTTAAACCTCGTCGAAGCATCCGGCGACGAGATCGAACGCTTCCGCGAATACTGGAGCAGCGAGATCGCCGGGCAGCCGCACAAGATGCCGATCCTCGGGGCGAAGAACATCCAGTGGATACCCTTCCGCGCCTCTCCCCGCGAGTTAGAGTTCCTCGCCTCACAGGAGTGGTATAACGGCCTCGTGTGGATGACGTTCGGCCTCAGTCCCTCCGAGGTCGGCTACGTGCAGGATGTGAACCGGAGCACAGCGCAGGAGCAGGCCGAAGCGGTCTGGCGCAAGACGACGTTACCTCTCCTCGAACTCCTCCGGAACGCCATCAACCGCTCGATCCTCCCCTTCATGGAGGCGTATTGGGATGTCAGCGGCGAGGTCGCGTTCACCTGGGACCCCCACAACCCCGTTATCGAGCGGCAGCGGCGGGCGGAGCAGGAGAGCGATCTCCGGCTCGGGCTCGCGACACCGAACCGCATTTTGGTCGAGCGTGGCGATGACCCGGTCCCGTGGGGCGACATGCCTCTCGCGCTGATGGACTCCCTCGCCCGGATGCACCCGGAGTGGTTCGCCGGGGAGTTACTCGGCATGGAGAACGCCCCCGANNCCCTCTACGGCGGCGGGGCGTTCCTCTCCTCCACGAACCCACGTCGCAAAAGACCCTTCGCCGCGATGAAGGCCGCCCCCGACTGACGAGGAGCCGCCCGACGTGGCGGAGCCGGATCGCAGCACTCGACCGCCGGGTCTCCGGAGTATTCTCTGATTCTCTGCAGGCGCTCAAGCCCGCCGATCGAGGCCGCGTTCCCCGCCAGATCGCAGCGACGACAGCACCCGGGCGGCCGTGGACCTCGACGCAGTCCTCGACCAGATCACGATCGCCGACGACCTGATCGCCATCACTGCCGAGCCCCGGGCCGATGCCCTCCAACATGGCATCGACCTCGAAAGCCGGAGGCTGGAGCAGGAACTCGAAGGCAGGATCGGCAAGAGCCTCTACCGCGTCACCATCACCAAAGCCTTCGACGTCACGCAGACCTTCGCATTCCGCCTCTTGCAGCAACGGGCGGCCCGGAACATGCGCGGCGTCGAGGATAGTGTCAAAGATGCAGTGCGGGGCGCTCTGACGCGAGTAGTCGCCGATGGCGGCAACATCACCGACGCATGGCGGGCGCTGCAGGAGACGATCTCCGGCATGACCTCAGACCACGCCCGCCTCGTCGCAAGGACGGAGATCATGGGGGCGCAGCGCTACGGCAAGCAGGCACTCGCGGAGGAGACCGAGCACCTGCTCAAGGGCAAGACGTGGAAGAGCCGCAAGATCCCCGGGCGCTCCCGGGCATGGCACTCAGTCATGGACGGCGTGACCGTGCCGGTGCGGGACTCGTTCACTGTGCCGGGCGGAGTCGCCAGAGGGCAGCCGAAGGACTATCCCAAAACGATCTATGTCGTCGGCGAGGATCAGCCCTACAATTGCATGTGCGACCAGAGGCTCGCGCTCGCCGACGATCTCCCCGACACAGCCCAAGAACTCCGGAGCGTCAAGGGATTGACTATCGAACCGACTACCAAGCAGGCCGCCGTCCTCCTTGAGCACGGGCAGCCGCATGAATCGCTAAACGAACTACTGACCCGTATGGAGAAGACCATGAGCAAGAACCAGACCTCAGAACACCTCGGAATCTCGAAAGCGACTCTTTACGAGTGGCGCAAGCAGGAGCAGATCGAATGACAACCGCAGGAGTAATTATCTCCGGACAGACGTACGGCGAGGTGCTCGCCGTCAACCAGATCGCTTATCTCAAGAGCGACGGNAAGTGGTGGAAAGCACNGGCAAACGCCGAGGCGACGAGCACCGGCGAGATCGGCCTCGCCCTNGATGCNGGCAGCACCGGGCGCATCCTGAAACTNGGTTATCAGGTCAACGCCGCGTGGGCATGGACTCCGGGCTCGCCAGTCTACCTCTCGGCAGCGACCGCCGGAGCCCTCACCCAGACCCGCCCGAGCGGCGCAGGCACTGTCGTCCGCGTTATCGCCTACCCGGCGAGCGCCACAGTACTCTACATCGACCCCGGCACCCCGCTCTCCCTCGCCACGGTCGAAGGGCTGACGGCGACGAAAGGGGATCTGATTGCCGGGCAGGCGGGCGCGTGGGCGAACCTCCCGATCAGCACCGATCCGTGGGCGCAGATCCACCCGAACGCCAGCAAAACGGCGGGCCTTGAGTGGATGCCGCCCGTCCCGGCTCTGCAGAACAGGGTGCTCCGGATCCTTGACGGTGCGGCGTCGCCGAACACCCTGACCATCCACCAGTGTTACATCCCGTTCTTCCGGTCGGTCGGATTCTCACAGGAAAACCTCAACGGCATCATCTGCGGGGGGTACTGGATCGACCAGTTCCAGGCGTGCCAGCCGCTCGCATCGAACGTCAGCCGTGGCGGCCTGACGCCGAACGATCCCGGCACCGGGGTCGGTGCTGCGTCCCTGCCGCACGTCGTACCCTGGACCGATATCGATTGGAACCATGCTCGGGCGGCCATCGAGAACCGGGGGGGTGCAGCGAACAAGTCGAACGGCGGCACGCCGGTCGCGATCGCGACATATACTGGTGCAACAGACGCGAAGGCCGAGTTCCTGGTTGCCAATGCGGCCCACCTGATCGGCAGGCGCGTGGAGATCGTTCAGGACGGCGTGACCTACTTCCGCCGGGTCATCAAGCAGGGGCTTGCTGCCGAAGCGAAGTACCTCAAGATCTACCCCGACCTCCCGGCGGACCTGACGACCGATGACACCTACACGATCGTTGGCCATCACATGATGACTCCGGACGAACAGTTCTCACTGGCCGCGTGGTCAATCGCCAACAGATATCGGTACGGGCTCGGCCACTGCAAGGGGAACACAGACTACGGGAAGAGCGAGGCTGATGCAAGGGCCGCCGAAGTGCAGGGCCTGCAGGATCCGGTGCTCGGTGGCGACGCGACCCATGACCTGCGCCGGTGCCTGACCGGATCCGGTCCGCTC